CAACCTTAAGTAGTCGGAAAGAACAACTAGACGGTCAGCACCAAGGTTTTCGATTGGGTCAAACTCGATAACACCATACTCTGCGAAGTCAGCCGCATAGATTTTGAATGTTAAGTCTTGAGTTTGATGAGCAGTCCAAGTAATAGCGTTTGAAGAGCTGAATAAAGTTCCTGCTACATAAGGTTGACGAGTTACGTAATGTCCAGAAGCGATGTCCTGTTCTCCAAGAGTAGCGATAAACACTTGGTATTTGTCACTTTCAGTAAGGATAACTATGCAATAGTTCTCGTTAGCGTTACATACAACTGGGTCATCGAAAGAAACTTTTGTTTCAACTGTACCGTTTTCACTAGTTTTAATAACATCTGGACTTAAAACTGTCTCAGCGTAAACTAATTGTCCAGGGTAACCATTAACAGTGTTACGGATTTGAACCGTTACGTTGTTAGATGAATCTTTAGTAGCAAAGTACAAGCCTACTGAAGAAATAGCTCTAGTCTCATCTAACTGGAATGTTTGAGCTAGTGGGTCATAAGGTTTAACAGTAACCTTAGTACGGATAACTTGCTCCTCTACCACACGTCTACGTCCTTCTGCAGTAAACGTAGCTTGCGCTGTGTTATTATCGTTTCGGATAACAACTGGGCGTTTACCAGTACGAACTCCAGCTGGTACAGTAAATTTACCTTCTGCAGTACCTTTTAGGTTTGCTTTAATTGTACCACTAGTAGCACCAGTAGCAGTACCATTAATTGGAGTTAAGTTTACTCGGATTCCATCGAATAGACACTCTAGGTTGTCAGATAGTGGAAGCAAGTTCTCAACTTTTACTGTTACTTCTCGTTGACGCATAAACATAACGGCTTCGTCAAGAAGAACTTTAGAAATATTAGATTCAGTAAGAGTACCAGTAATGTCACCCCAACCGCTCCAACTTTGTCCGTTGTCAAGTTGTAATTGCTGACTTAACATTTTTTCTTCTGCAGACTGAGGAGAACCACCATGGTACCACCAGCGGTGAACTTGGTAAGTTTTCGCTTGGACTTTTTCGATAACAATTTTTTCTTCGTCAATCCAGTTATCGACTTCAGGATTCAATTTCATATTTGCTACTTTGTTGAATACGTTATAAGGGTTGACGTTCATAGTTGTAGTCGCTTGAGTTTGCTCAGCAATTACTACCTCTTTGAACGGAGCTGTAACTAGTCGTCCCCAAACATTAATTTTTGAAGCTTCAGCGTTGACTTCAGGTTTAACCGATTTAATAGAAGCCGTTGGAAGTAAAATCTCCCCAGTTTCTAAAGAATAAGTTGCTTTAAAGTCTTCGTGAGCAAGGTCACCTTTCTTAATAGAGAAGAAACCATCAGAGAAGATACCTTTAAGTGCGTTAACGTTTTCACCAACCATAGCTTCTTCGTCAAGTGCTGAGACAGCTTGGTTATACTCGATGTCGTCAATACGTTTAACTAGACGTTGGATGTCCGACATGCTTAAACGCTCTACTGAGTTACTAGTCGTGATTGCGTTATCACTGTTAGGTGGTAGATAAATCATCCCTAAAGGAAGAATATCAGGGTCATTGTTTACTGGGTTAGAAATTAATCGAGCAATTTCACTTTGCCCTTTAGTAACGATGATGTTACCATTTCTATCCAAAGAAACTAAGTCTTTACGAGCTAAGTAGAAGTCGTAGTTTACGGTGAAAGTAGTTTTGTCTACTGGTTTGTCCCCTGACGAGTTTTTAGAGAAGTCAATTTGGTAAACTTTATTGTCACCTTCACCAGTATGCGTTAATTGGAAGTCACCTTGCTCCTCGTCAGTTCCCTCTACCATCATCTTATTATATTGGTAGACTACTTCATAAGAAGAACCAATATCAGGCTCTTTACCGTCTAGTGACCAGTTTACACCGTCAGTAGTTAGTTGGTAGTCTTTGCCTTGTTCGAATATAGTTCCAGATTGTGATACCTTAACGATTTGTACAACTGGCTTTTTAGGTAGGTAGTCGATACCACCACCGATATTACCACGAGTAATGTTTTCAGTTACTTGTACATTCGCTGTAACCTCGTTAATTTGTTTAACTGGGTTATTGTTTAGCGGATACGTTAAAGTTCCAACAGCAAACTGTTTTGGCTCGTTGTGTACAGCACGAGTATCTAGAGCTTTGTCAATAGCCATCTTAACTGACGCTGGTTTTGTAACCTCGAAACCTAAAACGTATGCTTTACCAGCTTCCACGTTAAGTGCAAGAGTTTTTTCGTCACGTTTGTCAATCCAAAGGTTTAACCCACGTACTTTGTAGTTGCCTGACTCGTCATAAGTTCGTCTAGCCAGAGACTCATTAATCACATCAATTTCTGGAGTAGCAGTTTCAAACTGAAGAACCCCATCAAAGAAACGGTAAATAGTAGGAGCGGAAGTGTCGTTTAGTGTGATTTTAACTTCAGCTTTAAGACGGTGAGCACCTGGTTGACCATAGTTAGCGTAACCTTGCGCTGGGTCACGTAGCGTGTTGTCGTTAGCTTCAGTAACGATAGAAGTTACAAGTTTAACACCAACGTTTTCTTCCCCTCGATTTTGGATAGTAATAGAGCCACCATCAAATTCGTGGATAATCCCATCTAGGTAAACCTTACCTGGGTGAACAGTTAATTTATTTCCAGTAATCGTGAATGACATACCAGAGACGATACTACCATCTTTTAAGATAACGTTTGATAGACGTTTAATTACATCTAGTAAGATAGTTTGAGCTTGCGTAAACTCACGAGCTTGTTCAGCACGCCCAGGTACTGCCAAGATTTGGATGTACTTCTTAGCAGAACTAAAATCGTCATAATATGGAGATTGATTAGTATTAACAGCCATATATTATTACCTCCTCTTTCTAATAAACTTAGATTAAAACTCAATAACTAGTGATAGTTTTTCCTTTTGGTCAGATTGACGGTTTGCAGGTTGACGATTGTCAATAACCTCTAAACGTCCAATGTCAGCTACTTCTTCAGGAAGCAAGTTTGTCTTCTCAGCTGGAGTAGCATCCTGACCATTAGTAGTTACACTCATATCTGCAGTAATTCCAGTATTCGCTGATGAGAAACTAGCTTCACCTTTTTTACCTACAGTATCAGCCGTAAACGTAACGATGTTCGTACTTGATTCACCGCCAGTAACGTAACCATTAAATACAGTTCCACGGATAGCTGTAGCAACCTCGATAGCCGTAGCATCCTTCTTGATAGAGACAGAAGTTACTTGACCATCTAGTGTGACCGCAACGTTGCCAGCTTCGGTTGCTTTGGAGTTAACTGTTAGTGTAACAACTTCTTTTTCCCCTTTTTTCTTCTTTAAATCAGTGAAAACACCAATTTGACGATAGAATCCAAGAGGAAGTTCGTCATAACGAATAGTAGTATCAATGTAAACCCATTTAGCGTTTTGAGCTAACGCTTGGTCAGCTGGTACAACTTTCCAACGAGAATCACGGTATGAAATAGTTCCTTCGTCATTATCTGGAACTACCATAAAGATGTTTTCCACCTTTTTGAATCCGATTGTTTCCTTGATTTCTGTTGTCATAGTATCTGGAGCTGGTGGGTTTGTATCGCTAGCACCTGACCCATCTTCCTCTGACCACGCTGTTCGCTTACCAATAGCAAAGTAAGTTTCACTTTTGTTAAAGAAGTCCAGAGCACGTACTACGTGCGCACGGTTAGTTGTAATTGCCATAGGTTTTTACCTCCTTGTATAGTTAAATTTATATTGCTACAACTTCCCTATGAATAGAATCTTGGTAAAGGTCTGGTAGCGAATTTAGTTCGTAGACTGATAAATCATAGATGGCTTCCAAATTCTCAAAACCTTTCCAACCTAATATAGAGGAAGACGTTACAACCTTATAGAAGCTTACTGCTTCCTCATGTGATGAAGTCGAATCCCTTCTTGTAGTTACAACGTCAATCATGTCATAATAGATACTTTCGAGCGTTGCACTAGAGAAGGCAGAATAAACTTTTGCATCTTCACCAATTTCAGTGTCTTTAATGTTTAAATCACCTGAAACTCCCCCTCCATGATAGACAGCTTCCAACTCGGACTCCTTATAATGTCTAATGTCCATCTCAGAAGTCTGAGGAGCTTCTACAACAGCCGTTTTATCAAAAATAGTACCTTTATCCACAAACTCGATAGGACTCTTTAAATCGGAGCTAGTAAGCTTATAACCGCTTCGTGCTCCAGCTAAAGTATCTAGTGTTCCAGCTTTACCAGAACGGAAAGCCTTACCACTTCGAGAAGCGTAATCATAAGATACTAATTCTTGCTCTGTTGGGGTAGTGTCAAAGTCTTTTTTAAAGTCAAGAGAGAAAACTAGTTCATTCATAACTGCGTTTAAATTAAGTTCACTAGACGCATTAACTCGTTTAGCCGAACATAACTCACGGAAGTTATCTCTATCAGAAATAAACACCCCATCTTCAACTAGGTTTAACTCCCAGCTCCAGATTTCCTCTAGTTTAACAGTAGAAGTAACATCATTTCTTCTAACTTCTTCCCCAAGCTCTATCTCTTTTTCTCTGACGCCAATAAATAATTCTTGGTGGCCAGAGTGAATAGAATCGTCTAACACTTTTCTGTCAACTTTAATTTGGGTTTCTTTGAAGTCATCAGAAGAAATTTTGACACCTTCATGGTGTTCAATTAGAATATCCTCGCTTACCACGATTTTTTTATATTTAAACTCTAATAAGTTGTCATCATCAGAAGTCGTTAGCCTATAACCGCTTAACCCACCAGCAACGTCAGAGCGTTTTGTGTTCCAACTCATGGTTGGAGGAGAAAGGTTGGTAAACTCCCTTGCTACTTCAGATTTGTCTACCATTGGAAGCGTAGAATACTCCCCTTTATCATATAGTTCAAATAATGGAACATCTGCTACATCATTTAGACTTTGGAAACCTTTTGAAGACATAGGAGAGTTTGCTGTCACATCGTTATTTGCTCTAACTGGTTTTATAGAAGTTTTATCTATCATGTTAGTTAAATGATAAAGTAGGCTACTCTTTATGTCGTCTAGTTTTATTTCAGCTGAAGCCATAATTGTTCTTGTGGCTCTTGTTAAGGTTGTCTCTTTTCCATCTTCATTCCAGGACGTTCTGTGACCAGACATGAGTTCTGTCTTCGGCTTAACAAGCTTTAGGTCTTTCTCTACATAAGAACCAGAACCGATTGACGTTTTAGTTTCTTCTTTAATCGCTTCCTTAACACTAAACCAAGGACTTTCATCCACAAAAGGAATTGGTTTGAGCTTGTCAATTGGGTCTAGGAAGTAACCGCTTCGTCCACCAGTAAACTCGGAACGTCTTTTTGAGAAGCTTCGAGTTGATTTCTTGTAAGAGAAGTGTTCTTTGTAAGCTCCCTTGTTGTCAGGTGTTGCGGAGTTGTTATTTAAAGCATAAAACTCATCAATCGTTTTACTAGCTAGGTCATTTAGGGTTTTTTCTCCAGTGAAACGAATTTCGTAAGGTTTATGGTAAGGCAACCAAATATTCGTTTCGGTAAGTCGATAGTCCCAAGAGTTTCTCCCTCCAGATAATAACCCATCTAAAAGCTTATCAAAACGTGGCTCAACGACTATTTCTCGTTGACTAAGGTTTTCCCCTTCGGACATCTTTAAAAACCGCTGAGGAACGAATATAAGCTCTGGTTCAACGAATGGTAAAGGGTTTTTCAAGTCGTAAGGGTCTAATTTATAACCACTTCGCCCTCCAATAGCTTCTGAACGCCATAGTGTAGAGCTTCGTGCCGCTTTTTTAAGGCTTATAAATTCCTCTTGGAAAGCATCCCAAGGAAACGAAGGCATATCAGGTATATCTTCCATTTTCGTAATCTCATCAACTGATAAGTGGGCGACTTGCCATACCTTATGCCAGCTAGAATCTGAGATTCTCCAGTATAATGCTGGTGACAAATCTCGAAGTATTTCTGCACCCTCGAAGAAAACAGTTTGGCTACCAGAACGCATACCTCGTGCTACATCGAAAATATGGCCATAGGCTGGGTCTAACAAAAGCGGTTGGATTTCGACTGTGTTTCCAGATTTAGGTGGATTTTTCGCTGACATGTCAAATATCTGTCCGTTACCAAGTTCACCTAACATCGTATAATAAACACGAATACCAGCAGCTTTTGCTTGGTCAACTGTTCTTCGTAGAACTGGCGTAACTGGTACTGGAATATGAATATCAGCTACCCCTACCGAATAATACTCACCATCTTGGTAACGGTCTTGACTACCCCACTTGGATACGTTAAACTTCCGTAAATCGTTGTGTGGTTCATAAACCTGTACGTTGGCGTTTTCATCTCCGATATACGCTCTTGCAGTTGCGATTAAAGCTGGAACTGTGTTTTTAGGCTTTGTAATTACAGCTAGAATACGTTTGCGGTAGAGTTCATCAGGTTCCTCAATTAAACGTTTAACTCCGAACCAGTCACCCCAAGTGTTAAGCCAATCCCCAGTAGCACTAGAAATTAGCATTTCTAGTTTTATCAAGTCCGTGTCATCTTTTATTTGGCTTAATGTCTTTTCGATAGTGTTAATCATAGCAAGGTGCTCTTCATTTACTACGTTTGCACGTTTAAAAATGTTACTTAAAAGCTTTAACGGTTTCATATTATCACTCCTTTCTTCTATGGTATAATATAAGCAAGAGTGTTCTAAACTTAGAAGAAAATAAAAGAAAGGGTGAAGCCACCCTTTCTTTTACGATAACATTTCTGTATCTTGTAGCACAATACGGACTTCTCGTGGTCGAATAATCGTTTGTGGAGAAACCGTAATGTCTGATGCTGGACTTTTAATTTTAACGTTGAGCACAGCCACATCGTCTATGTTCATAATTAATTGGTTAAGCTCCGCTAGGATAAACTCTTTTGATACTGGGAAAGAGTTCATATATTGCATAACGTTGTTATACACAGTAGCTTGGAACTCCTCGTTATTAGACTCTTGTAAAACTGTAATAACAATGTCTAGGTCTATCTCTACTTTCTCGATAGGGTGAACTTCTACCTCAATTCCAGCAGCACGATAGTTTTCTAGGTTTTTTATTACCTTATCTTTAAGTGATGTAGGTAAGTTACCGTTTGCATCGTGGGCATAAACCCTAACGATTCCGATTTTTCTGTCGTCAACCCAAACCCCTGTTATACCTTCAACCTCTTTAGTACCATATTCTAAAGAGCTTACTGTACCCCTTGCTAGAGTTTCGATGTAACGATTGAACCGCTGTTTACGTTCTGCTAGACTCTCGACTTCTGCACCAGAAGTGAAAGCCTTTTTATTTCCAATCTCTGAAACATACGGAACTGGGTTAACCATAAGTTTAATCGCATCAACACCAATGTTACCTATGAACCCTGGTTTCGTACAAACTACCTCGATAACTGCTTCAATAGAACCAGCTTTGATTATATAGTCTTTTTCAGTCTCAAAATAAAGATTTTCTGCGTCAGCACGGTTTGCTGTAGCAAAACGAGTTCCCTTTGTAACTTTTAAGTTTTCCGCTAAAGGATACGAGAATGTGATAGTTAAATCACCTCTTGAACTTATTGCGTTACGTCTTTCAAAACCGAATGACTTAAAGATGGCGTTCTCGATTGCCCAGTTAATATTCTTGTACATAGAGTAATAGAATTGTTCTAACTCGGAAGCAATCGCTTCTAGCAAAGTACGGACAGCTGAACCAACGTGAAAGTCAGTAAGCTTTTTACTATACATAGTAGTCCAGTCAACCATACCTCGAAGAATTTCTTGGAAAGATTTAATTTTTAACCCCATCCTACAACACCCCCTTCTCCAAATTTAAAGCTTAACATAAAGGCTTTCCCTAACCCCATAGGAGTTATAGAAATATCCAAGTTTAAACAATCATCTATGAGTTCAGCTTTTTCGATTTTTACAGCTTCTACCCTCTTGTCAGAGCGTACACACCTTTCCACTTCTACTTTTATTTTGTGGATTCCCTCGAAAGTACCTCTAGAACCAACTAGCTGATGTAAACGGCTTCCAAAGTTTGGGTGGTATACCAAGCTCCCTAGAGGAGTTGACAACCTAATAATTAAAGCTTGTCGTAAGTTAGCAATACCCTTAACGGTTTGTATATCACCGTATATATCAGAAGATATCTCCCCACTTGATTCACGTGTAAGTTCAACGGAGGAACCAGTATTGAATAAAGCTATGTCCTCTCCAAAGGCTTTTTCGTAGATGTCTTCAAACTCGTAGCTAGGAATAATCGCAAACTCTGATGGGTTTTCCACTGGAATTAAAATAACATCTCCAATTTTCTTAACGTTAGACATAGTTGACTCCAGGTCTTCCGTTATAAACGGATATTCCAGCTCATTTAAAAGAGCCAGCTCACTCCATCGGTTAGCATCTTGATAATAAAATTGACTAATAGACTGGAGCGACTCACCTTGCGTAATCGTATGGCTTAAAAATTTCATCAGCTAACTCCCCCTTGTGCTTTATTAAAGTCTGTAAGGACTTTTGTAACAGCAGCAGAGTAGAGCGTTTCAGATTGCTCGACATATTTGTAAGTTCGTTCTAACCATCTAAAACTAGCTATCACGTCTAGGTTATACCCTTTTACGAGAGACAACTGGTAAGTTATCCAACGAATGTTTCCTACCAACCGTGAGATGTCACTCTCCGCCATGCTACTCGTAAAAAGTTCTTTATCCTCTCGAAGAACTCTAGCAATGGCGTAAGTTTCCAAAAGTGTAGCTTTAATCATATCTGACACCTTTTTTGGAACGTAAGCGTTGTGGCTAGCGATAACTAAACTTGCTAGACTTGTTTTTGATAACGCAGTAGTAGTCGTGTTTTTACTAAACCCAGTAGTCAAATCTTGGTAAGCACGATAAGCTAAGTTGGAAACCGCTGTATCCACTACGGGTGTTATTAACGATAGAATAGGGTGAACTTCTTCTTCCTCTGCTTCTTCACTTGAGTCACTTACTTCGTACATAGCTTCATCTTTCTCGTGGAAGTTATTTTCAACAAACTCTTTTTCAACGTAATGTTTTTCAACGTGCTCTTTTGCTTCTTTATACTCTTTGTACGTTGTACCTTGTACAAAGTCATCTTCGTCCTTCATAATTAGTTCATCCATAGTCTGGACACGTCCATCAGCTAAAAGTCGGAGTTCCCCTAAATAAGTTGCTAAAGTAGATGAGATTTTATTTTGGTCAGTTAACCCTACAGCTTTTACTAATACTGGTAAGGCTATTTCATAGTAGTTAGTCATTATTTTCACCTCCTACGCTAACATAATTTCGTTCTTGTTCATGTCATTTAAGGCTGGACCAAGTGGGTTTCCTACACCGCCCTGGTCAGATTTGTCTCCTGCTGGTTCAGCAGCATTCCTTAGACACACTAAACGGATTTCGTACATATACAAAAGTGGGTTTGACTTAGAACGAAAAAGTTTAAACCCTGTAGGGTCTGGGTGAACTATCCAGCTCTCCTCGTCTGTATAATTGTGAAATATAAGTTCATCTACAACTGGTTTTCCAGGCACCTTTGAATCGTTATAAGTTCTTAGTAGACCTCTAAGCTCCTTGAGCTTTTCGTAACCATTAGCAAAACCAGTTGTACCTTTCATAAATATGTTAACCAACCCAGCTCCAAAGTCGTCTACCCAAGCTCCAGCTTTCGTTTGTGTTATAGTAGACCGAATTGGCTCATCTTGTGAATACTCTTCTGGGTTAATATTGAACTTGTAACTTTTTCCTTGGAACTCAAATTCCATTCTCTTTAGTACGTTTTTACCATCGCTTTGTGGCATAGCCTACACCTCCTGTTTATCCAGAGAAAACGTCAGAACTCCCCTCTATAATTACACCGCTTCCACCAGGGTACACTACTCTATCACCGATTCTAGCTATTGGCTTGTTGTTAACAAAAACGGTTGAAGAACCTTCTGCTATATAGCCAGTCCCACAGTGTGGACAATCATGAGTTACCTCGTCATGGAGTCTAGCTGTTAGTTTACTATTAGTAAAAACATTTGAGCTTCCTTCTACAATTGGTCCAGCTACGCTGTGAGGACAACAAATTGCCCCATGACCACAAACTCCTTCATGGTAATCTCCCTTTCTGGCTACTCTAGGCATTTAGTCACCCCTCGTTTAAGTCAATAGTCACACCCTCAATAGTAACTGTGCCATCGGCTTTCATATTTATGTTTCCTGTCGTTTTAAAGTCTATGAGGTTAGGAGTTAATTTAACATCGGTTTTCCCTTCTGAACCTATAAGGTTGGTGTTTAACTCTTTTTCCGTCATATTTAATGTAACTTTTTCGTCTAGTTTATTTCGTGTAACAACTATCTCTCCGCTAGAGCCTATTTTTACATGAGCGTAATCTTCTCCCTGCCCAAAATAAGGGTCGTCCATTTGTCGTCTAAGGGTTATCGAACCATCGTTATTTAACTCCACGTAAGAGATGTTGCTCCCATCCATAGAATCCCTTGTTATTCGGAACGTTCCAGAGTCCTCGATAAAGAATTTTGTTTTACCAACGTTGTCTTTATCTTGGTGTACAAATAGAAGCTTTAATGGAGATTTCGTTTCATCCCAGTCAGGCTCTATCGTTTCACCAGTTCGTTTATTGTTCTCTGATAAGTCCTCGAAGTCCATACTCATATGACTATCACTAACAATATTTACTGGGTCACCTGAGGTATTATAAACAGCTAGAAAAGATTTATTACCAAACGTTCTCTCAATATTCCCCTCACCATCCATCTTAAAGTACGTAAGGTTTGGGAATATTTGTACTTGCTTCAAGGCTTCTCGTCTATGAAACCCAGCTTGTCGTTCTTTTAGTGGATATACTTCTGGGTTTGGATTCTCCACGTTGTCAGGTCTATGAAACGCACCCAAAATAATAGGTCGTTTCTTCATTCCATCTAAGAATGTGACGACTACCATAGAGCCTTCAGCTATTGGGTCGAAGCTTCCCCAATAACGTTTGGTTTTCTCATCAAAGTAAGAGGAGCGTGCCATGATTCTGGCGGCAAATCTCCCCTTGTTCTCTGGACTCGATGTTATCCTGTCATTTGTATTAACCATCTGGATGTCAGCCGTCCCAGAATGGTGATGAACCTTAATTACTTTTGCTAATGACAAAATACCGTTCATACTCATGTCGTCACGGTTAAAATTTTCCATTCTACCCAATGAGTTTTGAAGTTTAGCTCCCTTAATTTCTGTCACTAGTACCTACCTCCTTATAAAACTCTTCGCAAAGAGCCAAGTCCTACTCCTTGCCACCAAGAATTGTTCCACTCGACTATTGCTACTCCAGTTGAAGACTGACTTCCTATCCATTGTCCATTGCCCATATAAATACCTACGTGACCGTTGTGCTTATAAGAGTTCCAGAAAACTAAGTCACCAGGCTGAAGTGCCGCAACTGACGGTACAGCAACCCCCTTTGTAGCTATGGTGTCGGTGTTACCACTTCCAAGGTTTACCCCGTGTTTAGCGTAAACGTGGTTAATAAATCCAGAGCAGTCAAACCAACCTTTAGCTATATCAGATGGGTTGCGTCCTCCTCCCCATACATAAGTTGACCTTCCAATCCAAGTTTTAGCATAGTTAATAATACTTTCTGCTGTTGGGGAAAGCATACCAGACGGAGGAACTACACCACCTCCACCACTCGATTCTGGAGTTCCAGTAACTGGGGTGTCACCAATCATTGGAGCACCTAAAGCTCCACCAGTATACTCTTGGAAACTGTCCCATGGGGCTGAAAATCTGTCTTTACCAGCTTCTGCCATACCTCTTGTAACCCCTAGCTTTGTTATCCACGAACCAAAGTTAGTGAACTCATGGTTTACGGATTCGATAAAAAACTCAATGTCTCGTTCGTCTTCATCGGATTTATAAAGAAGTCTATCCCCTACTTTATAGTGGTGGTTACCCAAAACGCTTATAAACCCATTATAAAAACTAGGATTATGAATATTCCAGTTAAATAAGTCTTTTTGGTATCCTTTAATAGCTTGTGCAGACTCTTCACTGTCAGCTGTAGCACCGTACATAGCATAGCCAGTTAAACGGTGTAATCGTCTAATGCCGAACTTTTTATGATAAGGCTCATACCAGTAAGGAAGTACGCCAGTTGACTGACTAATGTCGAAGGAGCTATAATAACCAGCTAAACCTACTGTATAGACAGCATACGTTTCGATGTCGCTTCGCCCTATACTGTCAGCTACAACAATCTCGTCAGTTACAGTGTGACAAACTAAGCTATTCCAGTTTTCAGGGTTAAACGGTGTCTCTCGAAGGACGTACGTAGCTTTCCCATCATCGTAGAACTCCCAAAACATTTGGTTCCACGGCTCGTTAGAAATTTCTCGAAGGAACGATTGCATACTCCCTTGATAGTTTACAAATCCTTGGTCATCAAATAGTTTTTCATCAGGTCTACTCGATAAGTGAAGCTGCGTCATTGATTCTAATGATTGTCCATTTTTAAACTCATAGTTCATATATTTATAAACGAGTTCTTGGAAAATCTGAGCTGTAACTTCTCCTGCGCTCATATTTTTAAAGTTAATACGTCCAGCTATCCATCCAAAATTTGATTCAGAGATAGTAGGAGCACCTTGTACAACCCCTATCTCAAAGTTAATTAGAGCCTTAGCAAATGTTCGTCCAGTAACTACTACGCTTCGTTGAGGAGTTGAACCTTGTATAGTCACACTCTTTCGAACATCATCTATTAAACCCATCATAACCGTTGCTTCAAAATCCTTTAAATTAGTGTCATCCCTAAACATCTGTATTCTTACGAAGTCATTAGAAGCTAGCATTTTGTCCCAACGTTTATCAGCTACGAGTGTAATCTGGAAAGTTCCTGCATCGGCTGATATGTCGTTATTCGTTGAAATACTTAAAACTTGCTTGTCTATTGAATAACCCTGAGAATTTGTGGTAGTTCTCAGGGTTATCTCACCTTGCTCCGTGGAAAAGGACACTAATGCTTTAGGCATGTACCTAGCCGTTTTAATCATAGTTTTCCTCCTATTCCCTGACGTTGCTGATAAGCTAAACTAATAGTTGGACTGTTGTTTAGATTATTCACAATCGTACTAGCAACCAAGTCATTATTCTCTTTTGTTAAACCTTCTATTGAACCGTTCACATTTACGTTAAGAGTTTGAACATTAGCCGTTGAAGTTCCTCTAGATGACGAACTTGCAGTCATAATACCCTCGGTATTTTCATCCCAAGTGGAACGAGATTTTTTCCCTGCAAAAGTGTTATAAATATCACTTGCGTATTTGTTACGGTTAGTGTAGTTAGGTTTACCAGCACGCTCAAAAGAGTCCTCAAAGGCTTTAACAGCCCACGAAGTGTCAGTAGCAGATTTAAGTCCATTTAGACCACCGTAGTTTTTGTCAAGTTTGCTCTTACCAGTAGAGTCGCCACCGTTCATTTCTTTCCACATGTATTCTAGCTGTGTTTCTAAAGCTAGTGGGTCTCTACCTTCTTTTTTAGCCCATGCGGTTAAAGTGTCCCAACGTCCTCCTACTTCCCATTGCATTATGCCACGTCCTGGGCCACCACCATATTGCTTTTTAGTAGGGTCTATCCCAGATTCTTGCTGAAGGTTACCCATAATCCCAGCAGCTGCAGCGTCAGAAAAGCCTTTAGATTTAAGGAAGCTCCAAGTTTTTTCAGCGTTACTATTTCCAGAAAAGTCGGATACACCACCAGGGGAACCAGAACCCATTCCAACGCTTACACCAGTGTCAGTTCCAACTCCGCCACCTCCAAAACCAAAGAAGGATTTTACACCACTCCACATTTTACTAAAGAAACCACCACCATCGCCATTACTAGAACCAGATTCTGAACCCATAACTGACTTTATGTCATCTATGTTCTTCTTCTCTTTATCGAGAACAACGTGTTCAGCATCGTTTATAGCTTTACGACTTTCGACAATTTCTCTTTCTTTGTCTAAGGCTCTGAGATATTCGTATTCTTCCTTGGACTTAGAAGATGAAGAAGCTACGAGAGACTCAGCTTTGTCCACGCTAATACCAAAGTTATCTTTTAAATATAAAGCTTGGTAGTTTTTATCAGCTTTAGAAAGTTTATCAAGTTGTGCAGCCACCTCATCAGAAGTAACCCCGTCTGATTTCTTTTCAGGCTCTTTATCACCACCAGCGAAAAAGTCATAGATTTTTTCACCTGCCCAAGAACCACCTTCAGAACCAGCGATTGCCCCAGCAGTACCAGTCGCAGCTGAAGCGATACCACCGCCACCGATAAACCCTAGAGCACCACCAGCGATACCACCGATAACAGAACCAGCACCTTTAGCTAGAGATTTGCCCCAACTATCACCGTTCGATTTAGATTCAGCTGTTTCCATTACTCCACCAATACCAGCACCAACAATAGGTACAAATTTAGCTCCTTTCGCTAGTGCACTTCCTCCTTTAAGGAAGTCGTCAGCATGCTTTCCAACGCCCTTAACGGCTTCGGTAACTTTTCCTTTAGGTTTAGGTGCTCCAACTTTTCCAGAGAATTTACGAGCTAAAGCACCTCCTGCTTTACCAGCTAGCTTTCCTCCACCTAAAGCACCAGCTCCCATTTCAACCCATTGTAGCCATTTAGGTTGGTCAAAGAACATGTCTTTTCCACCTTCCCAAACGTCACGCCATGTTTCTCCTCCCCATTTCTGAGTATTCTCCAAGTCTGCCGCATTATCGGCATCCTGTTGAGCTTTGGAGCCAACCCAACCTTCTTTTCGCTTCTCAATTTCAGCTTTAGTTTCGTCAGAAGAGCGTTTTAACTTGTCTTTTCCTTTTAGGAGTTCTCCACTGTGAGCTTTTTCAACCAGTGCTGTAGCTTCCTCTATGCTGACACCAAAGTTGTCTTGTAAGAACATTGCCTGATATGCTCTGCCCTCTTCTGTATTCCCACCAGCCATAGTTGTGAGGTTTTTAAATAGTTTCTCCTGGACTTCTTCGCTACCTATACCTTTAGCTTTTAACATCTCTAGTTCGTAACGTCCAGTTATACCTTGGTATTCACTTCCCCAACCAAGCATCGTATCAATGCTAGCGTTACCGCTCTTAACTCCAGCGTCCAAGGCACCAAGTACATCAGCACCTCTTTCCCCTTTGAGTCCAGCTTCTCCTCCTGAACCTAAAGCCGTTTGAAGTCCAATGATATTTTGTAGCTCAGCGTCACTTAAAGAAAGTTGTCCACGTCCTACTTGGGATGCTAAACCGTCTACAGCTTTAATGAACTCTCGGTCACGTCCAGCCATACCAGTTTCTTTAATCGCACCCACCATGGATTCTTTAAACTTTTTAAAGTCAGCGTTATTGTTCAAAGCTCCTTGCTTTCCAAGGTTTCCGTAGGTAGAAGCTAACTCATTAGCATCTATTCCCAGAATACGAGAAGCAGACTGTATTTCACTAGTCTTGTCCCACATTTCTTCTTTACTTTTATAACCAGCTTGACTAGTAAAGGTATCTGCCACTTCCATAGTTTCTGAAGCTTTGTAGGCATTTCCGTTACGTTGACCCACTTCTTGTGCGTCTTTTCTACCTTGGTCGTAATCGCCTTGATATCCAGTTCGCTGACCAAGTTGCGACATATACTTTTCTTCTGACTTAACTAGGTTAGCACCTTGCTGAACAGTACGAGCTAAAAACCCAGCACCTATTACCAATCCCATGGCAGTAAGCATTTGCTTACCACCACCAAGTAGCATCGAACTTAAAGCTCCAGGTGTATTATAATTCTGGATAGTTTGTTGGTGTTTCTGTCCTTGGTTATAAGCTTTGTTAACCTGATTAGTTTGAGACTGTAGGATTTGCCGTTTAGCTTCTAGTTCCTTAATCTCTCGGTTCAAAGCGTTGGTGGAGGATTCACCAGCACCACGTTTTTGTGCTTCTTCTAACTCTCTCTTTTTCTT